TGTTGTATATGAGGATTTTATTTAGCTATGACTTTACTTATTGATGCTGATTGGTTGATCTACAATTCATGTTGTGCTTGTGAACAAGACACAAGATGGAATGATTGGGAGCATACTCTTCACTCTGATGAAAGAGACATACTCAATCTAATAGATAACAGACTAGATGTTTATAGAAGTATTGCTGATAGTAAGCATGACATAGTTATGTGCTTTACTTCCTACCCTACATTTAGACATGAGATATTCCCTGAGTACAAGATCAACAGGATAGGCAAACGTAAACCACTTGCACTCAAGAGTGTTATTAAAGAAGTTAAAGAAAGATATGAAACTGTTGCCTATGAAAACCTAGAAGGTGATGACGTACTTGGTTTGCTTGCTACTAATGGCAGATATAAAGACCCGATAATAGTTTCAGTAGATAAAGATATGAGAACACTACCATGCAAACTTATAGCTGATGATTCGATAGAACATATTACAAACAAAAAAGCAGACAGACATTGGTTTGAGATGTCGTTAGCTGGTGACGCAGGTGATGGGATACTTGGTATCAAAGGTATGGGTATGGTTACTGCTTCAAAGACTCTAGCCAATACACCTGATACTAAAGAAGCACTATGGTCTAAGGTACAGGAGACATATACCAAGAAAGGTTATACGATTGCTGATGCTATCTTGAACGCAAGGCTAACAAGAATACTGCGAGAAGGAGATTATGATTACAATACAGGTGAAGTAAAACTTTGGAACCCATAAAAGAAAGCACCAACAACGCAGTAGCATGGGTTGTTAGTGCTTCTTTGTTATAAGCAACTGACGTTCCGTCAGAGCAGTAACAGATTTAACTGTTTGAATAATGGGTCTGGTTACTTAAAAAGCAAAGGATCATCTTCGGTCAGAGGTTGAACTAACGCCAGCTTGCCTACAGCTTCCTTTACTTAAAAACAATATAGCACAAGTTCCCATAAAGAAAACCCCAAGAGGAACCACACCCTTGAGGTTTTCTTAGCGTTGCAACAAGGTAACCACTCCTTGTTATCTACACATTAACATATAATATAGAGATAGCTCTTAAATTTTTGTGTCTTTACCTGTAATTACTGACGAACTTATACAAGCTTTAGATGCTGTGTTTCCTAACAGACACCCAGACCTATCGTTATCAGATCGTGAAGTGTGGTATCGTGCAGGGCAGAGGTCTGTTGTTGACTATCTAATCGAACAGCAACTTAGACAAAAAGAAACTATGTTAACTAACAGAGTATTGGAGAACTAGCTATGTGTTTTGGTGGTGGTGGTAACAATCAACCTAGAGTTGCAAAGTACAAAAGCAAAAATGATCCTGTTGTAATTACAGGCGAACAAGAAGGTCTTGAAGATACAAAGAAAAAAAGTGAAGCAACAGATACTTTAAAGATTAAGAAACAAAAAGAAACTAAAAACTTTTCTAACCCAACTATTGCTACAGCACAAAAGCTAACGCAAACTAAAAAGAAGACTTTAATTTAGTTCATGCTAGTATAAAGAAAAAATAATATAAACCTGCCATGTGTTTCGGAAGACCCTCACCACCACCTGCACCTGCACCCGAACCAGTTGATTCTCCTATAGAAGATACTGCTGATGCAGTAGTTGTTGGTAAACAAAAAAAGAAACAAGCTGCTGATACAAAAGTTGCTATGGGCAGAAGAATGGGAACTAGGTCTTTACAAATACCTTTGCTTGATAACCAAAAAGGTGGAGATTTAAACTACCCAACTTAATATGGAATACTCGGCACAAGGCACAACCGCAGCAGGTAGGTATGAAGCACTTGTTGGAAGTAGGTCTGTCTACGATAGAGAAGCAAAAGAATCTTCAAAGCTAACGATACCTAGCTTAATACCAGAACAAACATCAGGTACAAGGGCAAGAATAAAAACTCCATTCCAAGCTACTGGTAGTCGTGGTGTAAATTCTTTGTCCAATAAATTATTAATGACTTTGCTTCCTCCAAGCACAGCATTTTTTAAATTAGAAATAGATGCTCTTGAAATAAGAAAGCAAGGGCAAGAACAAATGCAGAGTGAGATAGATAAAGGACTACGCACTATAGAAAATGCTTTGATGAATCAGATAGAAATATCTAATGATAGGGTTGCTATGTTTGAAGCTATCAAACATCTAGTCGTATCAGGTAATGTTTTGTTATATCTAACAGATGCAGGTCTTAAAGTCTTTCCATTATCTAAGTTTGTTTGTAAGCGTGATGAAGTAGGTAATGTATTAGAAATACTAACCAAAGAAACAATACACCCACAAGCTTTACCTGCTGCTTTCTTAGAACAGATTAAGAAGAAAGAGAACTATGATGCTAAGACAATGACAGATGACCTTGATATATATACACATATAAAAAGAATTAATGATGATGTCTTCTGGTTCCAAGAATGTAAAGGAGAGAAGATACCAAACACAGATGGTAGATCAAGAGTAGATGTAACACCTTGGCTACCTCTTAGGTTTATTAGGGTTGATGGTGAAGATTATGGTAGAGGTTATGTAGAAGAATACAGAGGAGACTTGATTAGTCTTGAGTCTTTGATGCAAGCAATAATCGAAGGTGCTGCTGCTAGTGCGAAAACGCTTTTTCTAGTCAATCCGAATGGGGTCACAAGGGCAGCAACCATAAGCAAAGCACCGAATGGAGCCGTGCGAGAAGGTACAGCAGCAGATATTTCTGTGATGCAAGTTGGTAAAAGTGCAGACTTCTCTGTTGCTTTTAGTGCCATACAAAGAATAGAAGCAAGACTTGAGTTTGCTTTCTTGATGGCAAGATCAGTACAACGTGACGCAGAAAGAGTGACAGCAGCCGAGATAAATCTTATGGCACAGGAACTAGAGAATAGTCTCGGTGGTATCTATAGTATCTTGACCCAAGAGTTTCAACTGCCATATCTCAGAAGACGTATGCACCTGTTAGTAAGACAGGGTAAAGTGCCAAAGCTGCCTGATGAATTGGTCAAACCCAAGATAGTGACAGGACTTCAAGGACTTGGTAGGGGTAATGATAGAAACAAACTAATAGAGTTTATTGGAACTGTAGCTCAAGCTTTAGGACCAGATGTAATGAGACAATACGTCAATGTAGATGAAGCGGTCAAACGTCTTGCTACCAGTATTGGTATAGATACTGCTAACCTAGTAAAAACACAAGATCAGATCCAAGCAGAACAAGAAGCTGCACAACAGCAGCAGCTTATTCAAAGTCTTGGACCTGCTGCTTTAGGCTCACCATTAGTTGATCCTAAAAAATTAGCTGACGCTTCACAACAATTACCAACGGAGGAACCTCAAGATGCCAACTAAGAAGTCTAGAAAAAGAGATGAAGATGGAAAGTTTGTCTCTGAAAAAGCTATCGTTAGCGAACTAGGTGTTAACGAAGAAAACCCTGTACCCGAAAAGTCTGGTGATGTCACTACTAGACATGGCAGTACAATTCACTATAGTTAAAAGAAAACCACTATGACTTCATCACAAGTAAATGTTTCAGAGACACCACCAATGTCTGCTTCAGACTTAGAAAGTTTAAAAGAAGACAATGGCCTGTATGCAGGTAAGTTTAAAACTGTAGAGGATTTAGCAAACAGCTACAAAGAACTCGAAGGTAAGCTTGGTGCTATAGATCAAACTAAAGAAGAACCAGAAGGTGTAGCAGAAGAAGAAACAGAAGAGCAAGAAACAGAAACTAACGATTCTGAATTTGATGCGGAAGAATATTATGGAGATGGTCTTGCTTCTGTATTAGAAGAAGTTGGTATTGATCCAGTAGATATATCAAATCGTTTTCAAGAGAATGATGAGATTTCTGAAGATGATTATAGCAAACTTAGTGATGCTGGCTTCTCAAAACAAATCGTTGATACTTACTTAGATGGTCTTCGTAATGCTGGTATAGCAGGTGAAGTAGATGCACAAGGTATTAAAGACTCAGTAGGTGGAGATGAAAGCTATGGTCAAATGGTTTCTTGGGCTATAGAAAATTTACCTGCTGAAGAAGTCCAAGCCTTTAACAAGTTAACTGATACAGGAGATGGACCTGCTATTAAGTTGGCTGTTCAAGGTATCTATTCACAATACAATAACGCTATGGGAGTTGAACCAAATCTTTACTCAGGTCGTGCATCTACAGGTGGACCTACACCATTTAGATCTACAGCAGAAGTAGTAACTGCTATGTCTGATCCTCGTTGGGAGAAAGACGTATCTTATACAGAAAATGTAAAAGCACGTTTAGCAGGTTCTAACGTATTTGGCTAATGGCTAAACCTACAAATCCAAAACTTTACGCAAGAATAAAAGCGAAAGTAAAAGCTAGGGTAAAGAAGTGGCCTAGTGCTTATGCAAGTGGACAACTTGTTAGAGAATACAAAGCTGCTGGCGGTGGCTACTCATGAAGAAGCTTTCCCTTAGTCAGATGAGAACCTTGAAAAAACATTCAGAGCATCATTCTAAAAAACACATGGATATGATGAAGAAGCTAATGCGTGAAGGTTCTTCATTCAAAGTTGCACATAACAAAGCACAGAAACAAGTAGGCAAATGAGTCTCGACAGATGGTTTAAAGAAAAGTGGGTTGATGTCAAAACAGGCAAGAAATGTGGCCGAGGTAAGAATGAGAAAGGCAGACCTTACCCTGCTTGTAGACCATCAAAGAGAATTAGTAGCAAGACTCCAAAGACTACAAGTGAAATGAGTAGTAAAGAAAAAGCTAAATTCAAAAGAGAAAAGACAAGTTCAAAAAATATCACCTATCAACATAGAAGAAAAAGAAATAGTTTAAAGATTGCATAAAGGTGTTATATTTTAAGTAGCTTACATTTTTCATGTCTAAAAAGCGAGGTGTATCTTTTACCAAGAAGGATAAAGACCCCACAGGTGGTCTTACTCCTGAGGGTCGAAGAAAATACAAACGTGAAACTGGTGGAAATCTAGAGCCACCTGTTACTAAAAAGACAGGTCTTTCTCCTAGACAGAAAGCAAGAAGAAAATCTTTTTGTGCAAGAATGTCGAAGGCAAAAGGACCATTAAAAAAAGATGGCAAGCTAACTCGCAAAGCTCTTGCACTACGCAAGTGGAATTGTGGGTCTGTATAAATTAACAGAGTAGAAA